CGCAGCCATCGCTTGGTATGCGTTTAATCAGCAGGGGTTGATCAACAACGTGGATGACCTCATCCGCATCACTACGGTGATCTTCTCTGATGACGAGATGGCAATGCTTGGGGGTATACTAGGGTTTTGGTTTGGATCGCGTAGCTGGAGCAAGAAATGACTATTGGTTTGTACGCTGTTGTCAATAAACACAATGGCAGGGCGTACATTGGCAGCTCCACAAATGTTGAACTGCGAATGCGGCATCACAAGTGCTACATCAATACAGGTCGGTTTTTGCACTATCAAGGCTACGCTGAAGACGCAAAGGCGTATGGCGTAGGCGGTTTTGACTTTAAGGTGATTTGCAAAACCGACTCAATTGAAGAGGCAAAAGAACTGGAGACTGCATTTCTTGAAATGTGGTTGAGTGACTTGTACAACAAGGCACCAAGCGCCAATGGTGCAACTGGAGTCAAGCGCAAACGACATCTTTATGTCAAGGCGGCAGCAAAGCGTCTGGCTGACCCTGACTATCGGGCTAAACTTAGTGCGGCGTGTAAGGGCAAAAGGCAAGTATTGAAGTGCCCGCATTGCGAGGTTGAAGGCGGCGGCGGGAATATGCGCCGTTATCACTTTGACAAGTGTGGGAGCAAGAAGTGAAACTGAGCCCCATCGGTGCGGCGCTGATGCACCGGTACGAAGGGTATCGGAACAGGCCATATTTATGCCCGGCCCAAATTTGGACGGTTGGCTGGGGAAGAGTTCTGTATCAAGAGCAGATCAGACTGCCTGTAGTTCGTGTAGGCGACTACCAAGGCATGATCCGCAAAGAGTTCCCGCTGCGCCCTGAAGACAATCGCGCCTGGACTAAAGATGAGATTGAAGAGCTCTTCAGCGAAGATGTCGCGTCTTTTGAGCGTGGTGCTCTTCGACTGTCTCCTAATCTGGTTGGTCGTCAAGGCGCATTTGACGCTGTGGTCTCTTTTGCATTCAACGCAGGCCTGGGAAATTATCAGCGCAGCACCATCCGGATGAAGAATAATCGCGGTGAGTTTGAAGATGCCGCTGATGCATTCATGATGTGGACAAAGGGTGGTGGCAAGGAATTGCCAGGACTGGTCAGGCGGCGCAGGGATGAACGTGCGTTGTTTTTGGGGTAGTCATGCCACTCAAGAAATTTGTAGCCAAGTCTGGTGTAAACAGAGAAAACACCCGCTACTTCAATGAGGGCGGCTGGTACTCCTGTGACAAGATCCGCTTCCGTCAAGGAAGTCCAGAAAAGATTGGCGGCTGGCAGCAGGTCAGCAATGAGCAGTTCCTGGGTGTGTGCCGCTCCTTGTGGGCGTGGTCGGCTTTGTCAGGCGTGGCTTATGTAGGGCTTGGCACAAACCTGAAGTACTACATCGCGCTGTCTGGTGGGGGCACGTACAACGATGTCACGCCCATCCGAAGCACAGCAACACTGAACAATCCGTTTACAGGCAACGGCACCACCACCGTCACTGTGACTGATGTTGCTCACGGCTGCATCACGGGTGATTTCGTAACTTTCAGTGGCGCGACAGGCACTTACGACACCATTTTTAATGCAGAGTTTCAAGTCACGGTTCTGACCGCCGACACATACACCATCACAACCGGCTCCAACATTGCTGTTGGCTCTTATGGTGGCGCTACTGTCCTTGCAAGTTACCAAGTAAGTGTTGGTGATGTTCTGCAAACAGCAGTGACTGGCTGGGGTGCCGGAGGATGGGGCCTTGGGACTTGGGGCAACGGCCTTGCAAGCACATCGTCTATCCGTGTTTGGAACAATGACAACTTTGGCGAAGACTTGATCTTTGGGCCTAAGGATGGTCCGCTGTATTACTGGGACCAGACAGCAGGTTTAAGCACTCGTGGCGTGGCGCTGACATCTTTGGCTGGTGCCTCTGATGTGCCTACCGTGCAGCACTTGGTTGTGGTGTCCGACACATCGCGTTTTGTTTTGGCGCTGGGCTGTAATGACTACGGCTCTGCCACGCAAGACACAATGCTGATCAGATGGTCGGATCAGGAGAGCGCGGTCAATTGGACCCCTTCTGCAACCAATCAAGCGGGCAGCTTGCGCCTGTCTCACGGCTCTGTCATTGAGGCTGTAGCCCAGGTCCGCCAGGAGTTCTTGGTTTGGACCGACACAGCCTTGTACTCACTGCAGTACCTGGGGCCTCCTATTGTCTGGGGCTCACAGATCCTATCCGACAGCGTTTCCATCCTTAGTGACCGCGCATGGGCGACGGCTGCTGGTGTGACGTACTGGATGGGTAACGGTAAGTTTTATATGTACGACGGTCGCGTCCAGAATCTGGTCTGCGATCTGCGTCAGTTTGTGTTTAACAATTTCAACCTAAACCAATCTCAGCAGGTTTTTGCATCCACAAACGAGCAGTTCAATGAAGTTTGGTGGTTTTACTGCTCCAAGAATAGCACCGCGATTGACAGTTACGTGATCTACAACTACGTCGAGAAGGCGTGGTATTACGGAACGATGGGCAGGACCGCTTGGATTGACACCAGCGTGTCCAATGATGTGCCAATGGCTACCGACTACAACCGGCGCTTGATTTATCACGAGACCGGCGTTGATGACAACGCCACGACGACCACGCTGCCGATTGCAGCGTTCATTACTTCGTCCGAGTTTGATATTGAAGACGGGCACAACTTTGGGTTTGTCTGGCGGGTGCTGCCTGATGTGAACTTCACCGGTTCCATATCTGAAAGCCCGACGATGAACCTGACGCTGTTACCTTTGCAGAACTCAGGCTCAGGGTATACCCGAGGTGTGGTGCCTGTTGCTTCCGTGACTTCAGATATGTCGGTGGCAGGTGAAAACGCTTACCCTGTAGTGCGTAGCGCCACAGTGCCGATTGACCAGTTCACGGGGCAGGTAAACATTCGAGTGCGTGGCAGGCAGATTTCTCTCAAGGCCGCATCAGACCAACTTGGTGTGCAGTGGCAGCTTGGTGCATGTCGTTTAGACATCAGGCCTGACGGACGTAAATCGTGACGATCTGGGCAGCCATCATCAAGCGCTTTACCGCGCCTGCGCTACCCAAGCCAACGCTAGACTACGACAAGTCCTATATGGACGCGCTTGTCAATGTGCTGCGCCTGTACTTCAATCAGCTTGACAACTTACTGGGGCAGATCGTGGCAACTACAGGAAACCCAGTACCAATCTCTATTGGCGGCACCAATGTTGATGCGTTCGGGCGGCTAAGAACCAGCGCTCCGTACACGCTGTTTGATTCTCAGAACCGCTACGCTATTGACAATCAGTTTGACACCAGCACCGCCACTGGAGGCTCAACCACGTACTTGACCAACGAATCATCGGTGAGGATGAATGTCACCACCTCCAGTGGGTCTGAAGTTGTAAGACAGACTTACAGGTGCATGCCGTACCAGCCGGGTAAGGGGTTGTTGTGTTTGGCTACGTTCGTCATGAACACTGCCAAGACCGGGCTGCGTCAACGGGCGGGGTACTTTGGAACCCAAAACGGCGTCTTCCTCCAGCAAGCGGACAGCACTGTTTCCTTCGTCCTGAGGTCTTACATCTCAGGATCTGTCAGCGATGCGCGGGCGGTCAACCAAGCGGACTGGAACGGCGACAAACTTGATGGGACGGGGGACTCCGGCTACACCCTGGACCTGACCAAAGCACAAATTTTGTGGATGGACTTTGAGTGGCTTGGGGTTGGATCTGTTCGGTGCGGGTTCATCATTGACGGCAACTACATCGTCTGCCACACCTTTGAGAATGCAAACGACATCACTTCTGTTTACATGACCACGGCAATTTTGCCGGTCAGGTACGAGATTACCAACACCGCAGCGACGGCAAGCGCTTCGTTCATGAAGCAAATTTGCTCCTCGGTGGTTTCAGAAGGTGGGTACGAACAGACATCCATTGAGCACGTGGCCCGCAGAACTGCAACACTGACCGGGATAGGCACGACTTTTGTACCGTTGGTGTCCATCCGGCTGGCTTCTACGGCGCTGAACGCAGTGGTGCTCCCTGCCAAATTTAACGTAATGCCGACCTCAACGGGGGACGATTTTGAGGTTATTCTGGCAAAGAACAGCACGGGGCTGACTGGGGCTTCTTGGGCTGCAGTTGCAAGTGACGCCAACGTGGAGATGGACACTTCTGCCACGGCCATGACGGTAGGCGCCATTGTAGATATCCAGTACGTTAAGTCCACTAACCAGTCCAGCGGGACGATCAACCAGACTGCTGGGTACAACTGGGATCTTCAGTTGGGCTCCTCCTTGACTGGGACGAGTGATATCTATACGCTGGGCATCCGGGTGCTGTCTGGCTCTTCCGGTGCGGCCATCGGGTCTTTGACCTTCTACGATTTGACGCAGTGATAGGTTAAGAAATGGCTCTTCCGCTGTATCAAACGCTATCTTCTCAAGAACAGTTTGAGCGTCTTGGCGCAGCCATGCCGACCGGGTGGGAAACCACCACAGACCCACTTGCAAGAATCAACTTACTCAACCAACTTGGTGTAAGTGGGGATCAGCTAAGAGATGTCCTTGGGTACTCTCAAGGCGATGTTGATTGGATGCAAAGCAAGGGTCTGGGAGTTCCTGCTCCCACCCCTGCGCCAACTCCAGCCCCAATACAACAGAACGCTTATCAAACCCTGGCACAAGAGCCTGGATTTGACACCGATGCATATACATACGAAGACCTCGTATCTGATTACGTTGCCCCGACGCCGACTCTGGCTCCAACACCCGCGCTCAATCAATACGGATATTCCGAAGAAGATTGGAATGCTTTTAGCCCTGAAGCGCGTAGTTTTATCGAGCGACCAGAAACCGCAAATCTTGGTCGTGGCACGGACACCAGGGATTTCCTTGGTGATGATATTCAAATCAATAAGGAAATAGGACAAACAGGCGATAGTTGGTCTGGTAAAACTACAACTTACCAAGCATATGATGCCTACGGTAACCCAACGCAAACATTTGATGTTTCTGAGAGTGGCCTAAAAGAAGGC